CACGTCATCCCATAGCTATAAGATACAATGAGTATTTTAGATCGCCTCCTTTCTCAATTTGAAAGAACCGAAGAGTACCCCCATATTCAAATGCAAGAATTTGGCCGTACCAACGATGCCCTCGCCAATGATAGTGAAGAAGACCAACACGAAATGCTTCGTGAGGAAGACGATGGATTGGATTCAGACAGTGAACCAGATCATCAGATTCTACACGAGAATTTCCAGGAAGCCTTCTTTGGAACGTCCATGCCCCCTGTTGAAGACAGTGTGGTCGGACAGTCCACTACGGTGTTTATTAGTACTTCGCCGGACGCGTCGTCCTCCGAAGGTGAGAGTCAAGCCTCTCCTGATGACACTGAAAGCACTGATGAGGAAGAATCCAGTGACTCCGCTGGGTTGATTTCACCCGTACATGCTAGTGCACCTGACCCTGCACGGGCAAGCTTCAGCGACTACGACCTACCAGCACCAATCGCGTGTCTCGTTTACCTTTTTGCGGTGATGTATTACGTCATCTGTCCCGGTATCCGAGATGTGTGTGGTGTGATGGGTGTGCAGGTTGCTGCCTATGTGAACTTTGTGTATATGCGCCTTAGAGACGACCCGAAATTGGTTGTTTCTATAGGATCCCTGTCCTTGGGAGCCGTAGGTTTTACTTACGCGCTGTATATACTGATTCGCCTCCTCCTAGTTCCCCTGTATTGGACCGTGTATGTGATTGGCTACATAGCACATACTGACTTTACAGGCTTTTGGTTGGAGATGACGCTCCTTTCTGGCTTGGTAGGATACTGTTTATATCCGCAGGTCAGGGACTGGGTACGACAGCAGACCCTTATACATTCGGAGAAGTACGACAACTCCGGTTTCAGAGCGCACTTCCGCAAAGACCCGATGCCGGACGCACGCCAACACAGGGCTAATCCCCATGGTGTGTCCGCCGGGCTCCGCGCGGTTGCAGAGGACTTTGTAGACCGACTTGCCGGAAACACTCTCAGAAATGTATATGCTGTCCAAGACTCAGTGGCGGACCGCCGAAAACAGCTGCCAGGATATCGTGAGATATACTGGGAGACCGATGCTGTTCTAGGTGTACGTGAGGATGCGCGCCCTGCTCGCCCCATTCTTAAATACACGGATGTGGATTATTACACTAACCCCATCACTTATGCCCCTCGTGGCGACTACCTTGCTGACAGTAGTGATCCTATCGTCTTGTACACTTTCGTTCCCCAGTATTTTACGGGAGGTACAACCGATTACGAATACGAACTTAGTGAAGGAATCGTCAAGATGAGACTGGCTGGTGGTGGAGAGTATAAACACCCTTTGTGGGATTATACTCCTGACGTGGCAACGGAGGTCTTCTACCCGTTTGTCAAGTTGGGTCTTTTCCGATTACGAGTCACCTTGAAGGTTTTACTTACCTTCATCCTCGTGATTTGGATTGGCGCGTTGGTGGAATGGTTCCTTGTGCTGATACTCCCTGGGATTATATATTGGGCCTACCTTAACCCTCCTGAGGTGCGACACTACTACGTTGAGAAACGAGTTGTTGGACCCGACCGGTTTTTGGTTGCGCTGATACCTAGGTGGAGTTCCACGTGTTGGTCCTGGCTTTATATCACTCCTAACTCTCTTAAAAGGTTTGATACTAAAGCTGAGAATGGAGTCCAGCGTAGAGTTTATTCCAGAGATGGGAGACCCCGCGTAGGACTTAGGTTGAGCGAAATCGCTGGTAGTGTTGATGTTGACTTAGAGTTTCTAAACAAGTGTGTACTCACGTGTAGTAGCGCGCCCAAGACTTGGTGTGCTCAGTCGGTTCTTCGGCTCCGTGGAAACAACACTGCTTGGTTAGTAGGTTCTGAGGAACTAATGGCAGCTATCGTGGCTAGGATACCTTCCACCGCGTGCGACGCCCCTTGGTATGATGCTGGAGCTTACAAAGGTTTGCCCCATTTTACTAATGTCGTCCCCGGTGCTCTTAGTCCCGAGAAGCCCTCTATGAGAGCTTACATGAAACCTGTGTGGAGTGGTGTTGCAGCCCCAACGCGTTCCGTAGCTAACGAGCACGGAACCATTGACGGTCGCATCCACATTCCCCGAAATGTTCATGGTAAGAATAATGGAGAGTTTCGCCCTGTGCCGTTAAAGTACCGAGCCTATGTTACCGAGTATGCCCATTTGTTGTTACAAGGCAAAATCGGCTTGTTGGTCCCCTACAGTGGCCAGGAAGTCGAGGACAGTCAAAAGCGTGCTAACCAGCGCAATTTGGCTGCCAACGAGAGACCCTTGCTACACACTGCGCCTGTCCGACCTGGCCAGACTTCGTTCCAGAAGGCTGAACCGTCCAATAAGATAGGAGCCGCTAGGAACATAACCAACGTCAGCACTAATAATCGCCTCAGATACACTGCTTTCACTCTGCCCGTTGCGCAAATTCTCAAAGAGGCGCACTGGTACGGGTTCGGGAAACACCCTCAAGACTTGGGGAGGCTCATGCACAAGAAATTTGCGAATTGCAAAGTGCTATGGGACTCTGACTATTCCAAGTTTGATGGGTCTATACCGGCCCTGTTGCGTGCTATAGAACAAGCTATCATACAAGCCGGCTATCCTCCTAAGTATCATCAGGAATTAGCCGACTTGCAAGACAGTCTAGTATATACGCCATGCTCTACCGGACACGGAGTGAAGTATTGGATTTGGAGTGATCGTCCCTCAGGAGGTTCTGACACCAGCGTCGGAAACTCCATCTGCAATTCGTTCACCACATACGTAGCTTTTAGAGAATCAGGTAAGTTACCCCAGGAAGCCTGGGACGCACTTGGTTTGTATGCTGGTGACGATGGTGGTACAGGAGATTTGCCCGAAGCCGCCTTTTTAGAGGTCGTCAAGGAGTTTGGATTAAGTGTGAAACTTGCAAAACACACGGCCACCCTTGACCCCTGCTTTCCGTTCCTCGGTCGCGTCTATCCGCATATATGGACAGGACCCGGCTCATGTATCGATATTCCGCGCTGTGTAGGAAAACTCCACACGACTACCTCAATGGACAGCACCCCCGATACCGTTATTGCGTATCGTAAGGCGGCCAGTCTGTTCATTACAGATAGTTGTACCCCAATCCTTGGTGGATGGGCGAGGAAAGTACTCCAGTTAACCCCGGTTGGCCTAATAACTGACAGTGATGACTCAACTATGAGTTACGTGTCGCGAGAGGCACTGAGGGAAGCGGGCCTAGTGGACATAGAATTGCAGTCTGCTAGGTTGATAGAGGATTACGAAAACGCCCCGTTATATCCGCCGTCTGAAGCGATAGGCATCTACATGGATGGACTACCTGACGAATTCAAGCAAAATCTGGAACATTGGGCTGCTCATATAGAGCAGGCCGATACGTTGGATAAGCTCTTGAGTTTCGAAGACCCAACCCTGAGAACACCACCCGAAGTCCACTCTGTGGTCCACGGTGATGGCCCGTCGTATGTTGCGCCAGGGAGAGATGTTGTGGTTCACTCTCCTGAAGCGCCTCCTCCGCTCTCCAACAAGACCCAGTTTGTTGAAGAGAGGCAGGCGTTGCTTACGGATATGACCGACGCGAAGAAAGCGCCTCTAGCCCCGTTACCTTGCCCGCAGTTTAATGGAAAGAATGGTTGCGTGGAACCTTGCCCTAAAGGTAAACTCCACGTTAAAGTGTGTCATGACTTTAAGGAACACAAGTGCACCCGTAAGACTTGTAAGTTCGCTCATGTGGTATGTCCATACCCCACATGCAAGCTGAACAGGTGTATGTTCCAACACACTAAACCCGCAGCCCTACCCGGACCCCAATCCGGGAACACTAGTGCTGTGCCTTTGGGCCCACCGTTGCCATCTAGTAATGTGGCCGGTCCGTCCAATACTTCTGAGTCTGGAGAAAAGACTCCAGCAGGTAGTGTCCCCAAACCCCCCTCCGAAAAGAGGGAGGGCAAGGAGGCACTTCCCGCTGTTCCAGGTTCCCCACCCCGGGGGACTGCACGTGCTCCACCGCGAGGTCCGCCCCCTCGCAAACCCGGAGCCCGACGCAAGTAACGGATGCCGAGTGGTGCCGTTAGCACCCGGATAGGGGTACCGGTTACCCCGCCGACTGACAATCCCCGGTCTCTAAACTAGGTTCGCCCTATGGATTCTGCCCCTCCTTCTTATCAACTCTTGAAACACACTGATTCAGCATATGCCCTCGTACAAGCTGCCTCCTTACCTTATGAACATTTCTCCGAGCGCTCAGGCTCGGCGGTCCCTGGTACTCATCCTGGTCCTGAGTCTCAACTCACGGATGCTATCACGACAGAGGTCCAAGTCGACTCCCAATTGCGTGGATACATTGAAATCAACACAGAATTGGCCACCCCAATGGCTATGACTGCGTCGACGATAATGGCTATCACTTCGGACGACTGCTTCGGCCCCTTCGTGTACCAGACCAACGGACTGTCGACTATATGTACCTCTGGGTACTTACAGGCCCCGACTCGGAAAAGGTCTGTGATGGTGAATGATTATAGCATTCCCCTCACCGTCACCTCCAATATGACTGGAGGTGTACGATTCATAAGAAGAACGCTTGTGCCCCATCCCGTCCTGGTTGTAAATGTAGAGTACACCCTGGGCGGTGGAGTCTGGATCCCAGTCGGCGCTCCCGTTATAATGGACGACGTCGCTGTTTCTGTCCCCGCTCCTTTGCCTGCTGGCGCTGTCGGAATTCGATTCCCAGTGTCAGTACAATTCAATGCAACAACCCAAGTAGCTCTGGATATTACCCTCCAGCCCGATAGTGGGGCATACAGGTTCCCTCCTGTGTGGTCCACTCTCGACCTCTTCTCCTGGCCTTATTTGTCAGGACTCCCCGCCACCCAAATGATGCGGCGCATTGCGTGCGACGCCCTTTTCACTTGGACTGGTTCGACTCTGGAGAATGGAGGTAAAATAGCTGGTGGTTTAGTACCCCACACATTTGCACCAAACTCCGAAAATCCATTCGCCGCAGTGGCAACACTGAGGACTGATAGGATGGACGGCCCAATTAAGTTTGGTGCTCATGGTACTTGGCGTGCCGCTGCCATCGCGGAATTGGACCGCGTGACCGTATTTGATTGGCAGCCCGCACGACTGAAGCTTGTCTTTGGATATTCCTTTGCGTCCTCAGACGGGTCCGCTCGTATCAGACAGTTTGGCATGTTTGGATTCACTTCAACTAACCCTATAATAGGGCGGATGATTTGGACCCCTGCCGTAACTCCTGCTATGATTGAGGCTCTCGGTGTCTACTGGGAAAATTACCCAGCACTCACTTCCAATGAGGATCACGTCATTCTGAAATCCATTAAGAACGCCGGACGCTTAGGCGTCCGCGGACTTAAGGCCCTTTTGGAACAGGATGACAAGTTGGCCGCTCTGGCTTTGTCCATGGGACAACCAGAAGTTGCTGCCGCCATTAAAATGGCTGGCACGGTCAACCGCGCTCGCAAGGCGAAAAAGGCGAAAGCCCCCGCTGCTAAGAAGTCGAATCCCGCACCTTCCAAGAAACCTCGGAAGTAGTCGGGCTGTCGGCTCTGTTGTGTCTGGAACACTCGGTAAAGTGCTCCCAACAGACCGCTATTGAAAGGAGTTCCGCATTAGAAAAGTGCCAACCCTAAGGCATTGCCCACTCCGCTTGTTCGAGGGCACTGCCTATGGGTTCGCACTTTCTAGTGCGAGATCTACTTTCAACTGCTCCCTGCTGTGATATGTACCAAAACCCAAAATTATAAAATAACTCAACAACCCACATATCCCAACAGTACCGCCGCTCTTGTATAAAACGCA